CTTGAAAATTTCTGTCTACTCAGGTTACGCACAGGGTTGTCCACAGGTAAGTGGTTGAAAGGTAGATTAGTCTGATGGCTGATGGACTGTTCACGAAGCCGCGTCATCGTGTCGGCGCGTCTGAAGCCTTGCTTGCCAAGACTCTGCGGGCGTGGCATGAGGAGGGTGTGCTGGTGGGGGACAAGTATGCGGCGCAGCGGGGAATCCTGCGTGACGCGGCCCGTACCGTGGACCTTGCCCGTGACGATGCTCGGTCGGATGACGCGGCAGTCTCGCGTTTCGGGCGGGCGAATAAGACGTTCGCGGAACTGCTGGACCTGTATCTGCGCGGTCAGGAGGTGAGCGAGGTTGACGGCATCGACGCTCTCATCGCCAACATCTCTAGCGGTCCCCCGTTACGCGACCACCCGCAACACTGAACGCCCCACCTACGGCCCCCACGTCGATCAGGTCGCCGCCGCCCTAGGTCACCCGTCGATGCCGTGGCAGGCGCACGTCAACGCCGTCGCCAACGAACTCAACGATGACGGGTCGTTCCACTACAAGACAGTCATCGTCAGTACGCCCCGGCAGGCGGGGAAAACCACCCTCCTGTCGGCGGTCATGGCGCACAGGTGCATCGCCCTGAATGACTTCCGCATCTACTACACGTCCCACTCCGGGACGGCAGCGCGGGCGATATGGGGGGAGTGGTATCAAACCCTGTCCGCATCCATGCCCGGTAGGTGGCGGTTCCGCCTGTCGAACGGTGAGGAGTCGGCGACGTGGCCGTCCCAGCGGTCGTTTATCAAAACGTTTCCGCCCACCCCCGCCAGTCTCCACGGCGTGCAGTCGGATCTCGTCGCCCTGGATGAGGTGTGGAAATACTCCATGACGACCGGTGACGCGATCACCCAGGCCGTCGTCCCCACGCAAGCCACCCGCCCCCGCCGCCAGTTGTGGATCGTGTCCACAGCAGGCACCGATGAGTCGGAGTGGATGCGCGGGAAGATCGAGGCAGGACGGGCGTCCCTCACCGACCCGGACACGACCACCGCCTACTTTGAGTGGTCCGCCGGCGACGACATGGACCCCACCGACCCGGCGACGTGGCCGCTGTTCCACCCCGCCTACGGCATCACCATCGACCATGAGGGCATGACCGTGGCCCGGGACCAGATGGGCGACCAGTTCGCCCGGGCGTACGGCAACCAGTGGCCCACCACCGCCGTGTCGTGGCGGGCCGCGTGGTGCCTGCGATCCACCCAGGAGCGGCTGCCGGAGCGGGGGCGGGTGTTCCTGTCCGCCGACGCACACCCCAACCATCGTGCCGCAACCATCGCCGCCTGCGGAGACCTGGAAACTGGCGGGCGTGGGGTGGAGATCATCGACATGCGGCCGGGCATCGACTGGGTGCTACCCCGCCTCGTGGAACTGTCCAAGACGCACCGGTCACCCATCGTCATTCACCGCACCGGTGCGCTCGGGCACCTGATAGAGGACCTGCAGGGGGCGGGTGTGCGGGTGGTGGCGGCGTCCGGCGCGGATTACGCCGACTGCGTGGCCAGGTTCACTACCGCCGTCGTCGCCGGGAACGTCCACCACCTGGACGATCCCCGCCTGAACATGGCCGTGTCGTGCGCGGTGACCCGCCGTTCCGGGGGCCGGGACGTGTGGGACCGGGGCGAGGACGTGTCCCCCCTCCTGGCGTCCGCATGGGCGCATTGGGAGGCGTCCAGTCCCGGCGTGAAACCGCGTGTCGTGACAGCCCGAGAATGTCGCACCCGCCCGTAGCATGTATGCATGGGGTGGTTTGATCGTCCGACGCGGGTACGCGAAGCCGTGTCCACCCATCTGCGCGAGACCGACCCGTTCCCCGGTGTCTACACCGGGGGAGGGGTCCTGCCCAAGTGGTCACAGTTCCAGTCGATGCACGCACTGTGGGCGAAGCAGGTTCCCGCGTTCACCCGGGGCCTGAAACTCATCACCGGCACCGTCGCCCAACTCCCGCTCACGGAATGGCAGGGCACGCAGGCCGTCCCGAACCCGTGGCTGGCGCAGCCGGAACCCGACGAACCGGCGTGGGTGACCATGCAGCGCACCGTGGAGGACGTGGTCCTCTACGGGCGGGCGTACTGGCTCATCACGAAGGTGGACAACGGCAGACCCGTCGCCATCGAACACCTGGACTACGCGGAGGCGACACGGCAGGAACGACCCGACCCCGCCCCCGACCTGATCGGCGTCGGTGACGAAGGCCTGTGGCCGATCGCTGACCCGCGATACAACCGGTGCAGCCCGAACACGGTCATTGAGTTCCGTGGCTACAGGGAAGGCGTCCTGGTCACCGGGGTGGACACCATCTCCACCGCGTTGGCGCTGGAACTGACGACCCGGAATCAGGCCGACGTGCCCATGCCGTCCCAGATCCTCAAAAACACGTCCAATTACGAACTGGACCCCACGGAGGTGACCGAACTCATCCGCGCCTACACCGAGGCCCGCCAGACCTCCTCCGTCGCGTACCTCAACGGTGGGGTGGAACTGGACACCCTGGGCTGGTCCGCGCAGGAAATGGCGCTGGAGCCACAGCGAAACCAGTCCGCCATTCAGATCGCCCGCCTGCTGAACCTTGACCCGTCGTTCGTCGGCGCGTCCACATCCGGTTCGTCCCTCACGTACACGAACCGTGAGGACCTACGCCGCGACCTGATAGACCTGACCCTTTCGGACTACCTGACCCCCATTGAGCAGCGCCTGTCCATGCGGGACCTGACCGATGGCATGGTGCGTTTCGATACCGCAGAGTTCGTCCGCTCCAACCTGGACGCCCGCGTGAACATGGTCAACATCCTCGTGCCGCTCGGTGTGATGAGCACGGATGAGGCCCGGGCGTTCCTCACCACTTCCCCCACTAACGGAGGTGCCTTCTCGTGAGCATCGAAACACGTGACCTGACCATGGCGCTGACCGTCCGGGAGGAGACTCCCCGGGATGGTGTCGCCGCCGTACTGGAGGGCGTAGCCGTCCCGTACGGCACGGAGATTCAGGTTAGTGGTATTCGTGAGGAGTTCGCCCCGGCAGCGTTCGACGTCAACGACGTGGTCGGCAAACCGCTGTTCTGGCGGCACGGTGAGCAAATCGGGCGGATCACCCACGCCGCCAACAGCCCCGTCGGTTTGACGGTCGCCGCCGACATCGCTGACACCACCCTCGGGCGCGACGTCGCCACCCTCACCCGGATGGGTGGCATGGGCCTGTCCGTCGGGTTTGAGCCCACGTCCAATGCGTGGACGGCGACCCGCGACAAGGTGACCCGGATCAAGGCCGTCCTGCGTGAACTGTCCGCCACCCCCAGTCCTGCCTACGCCGCCGCAGGCGTGAGCGCCATCAGAGAGGAAGCAGTTATGCCCGAAACCACTGAGGTTGAGGCCACCCCGGTGGTCCCGGCTGACCCGCGTGTCGACGCTCTCGCGTCCGACATGTCCACCCTGCGTGAGCAATTCGCCCACATCCACGTCGGCGGGTCTCCCGTTGACCCGTACGCCGAATACCGCCAGTACCAGACCATGGGGGAGTACTCCGCTGCCGCGTTCCGTGGCGAGGTAATCAACCGTGCCGCACCCGACCAGGTCACTTCCGCGAACCCGGGCGTATCCGCGCCACAGTGGATGTCGGACGTGAAGAATATCGTCGGTTTCGGTCGCCCCGGAATCACCGCCGTCGGCGTCCAGTCCGCCGGTGCGACAGGCCTCGACTACGCATGGCCCTACTTTGACGGAAACCTGTCCGCCATCGTCGCCGCCCAGTCAGCGGAAAAGGCCACCCTGAACACGGTCCTCATCTCGATCAAGAAGGGCACCGCGTCGCTGACCACCTACGGCGCATACTCGGACATCTCGTACCAGTTGCTTCAGCGGTCGCAGCCGTCCTACCTAGAGGCGCATAACCGGATCATGCTCGCCTCGTATGCGACGATCACGGACAACGTGTTCGTGGACGCCCTCGTCGCCGGTGGCACCGCGTCCGCCGTGGACTATGATCTCGCCGCTGACACCACCGGTGCCCTGTTCCGGGCAGCAGTGTTCGCCGCATCCGGTGAGGTGGAGACCGCGACGGGTTCACCCGCGTCGGTGGTACTGGTGTCGTCCACCGTGTTTAACAAGGCCGGTGGCTGGTCCGACCTGACCCCGCAGCCGTACGGCACGTTCAACGTGGGCGGCACCGCCACCGCGTCCACCCTCAACGTGTCCGTGTCCGGTCTCCGCGTCGTTCACGACCGCAACCTCGCGGCGGGGTCCATCATCGTCACGAACGGTCAGGCTGCCGCGTGGATCGAAGACGGCCCAATGTTCGCCACCGCCGAAACGCCCAGCAAGTTGGGGCGTGACGTCGCCATCTACGGGTTCGGCACGACGGCCATTTTCAACGCCGCCGGCGTCGTGAAGATCACCAATCTCGCCTGACCCCTCCGGGACCGGTGACCCGGCTGAAAAGGTCCCCCCTAGCCGCCGGGTCACCACCCCCAGAACAGGAAGGAACACCATGTGGGCAACCATCGACGACGTGGCCGCGCATATGCGGGTCCCCGCCGACACCCGCATGGCTACCTGCCTAGAGGAAGCGCAGGACTGGGCGCAGACCAAACGCCCCGACCTGGACCCGTACGCCTACCAGAGGCCCGCCATCAGGAAGGCCGTGTGCATCATGGCCGGTCTGCTGTACCGGGAAGGCTCATCCCCGCAGGGCATACCGGGTTACGAGTCGGAGGGTGGCGGGTTCACCGACACCACCGCCTATTACCGCTGTTTGGACATGCTCGGCAACCGGAAACCCGTGGCACGGTGAGCCTGTCCACGGACCTGGACTCCTGGGCCGCCGCTGTCGCGTCCGCCACGTCGATACCGGCGACCCGGGACCCCGACCTTGTGCATCCGCCGTGCCTGTTCGTGGGCCTGCCCGAGATCCTGTCGGCCACACTGACCGCTGTCACCGTGCAGGTACCCGTGTGGCTGGTCGCTGACGGTGTGGGGAAGCCTGCCGGGGACCAGTTGCTTGACCATGTTCTGACCGTCGTGGGGCAGCCGGATTTCGTGAAGGCCGCATCCGATACCACCTTGACCGTGGCGGGGACCGAGTTCCACGCCTACGCCTGCACCGCCCGCCTACAGATCAGCATCTAGGAGACCCGTCATGGCTGTACTCAGTTTGGCCGGTGCGTCGTTCACCGTCGGCGTTGGACCGTCGACCGCGACCGACGTGACAGCGCAGATCACCGACGGCACGATCACCGCCGACTCCACCGTCGAGCGGGTCCGCACCCTGGGCCCGAACATCGCGTTCGTTGGCACCGACCTTGCCCACAGCGCGGACCTGAACTTCCTGTACGACGAGGAGTCAGGGTTTTACTCCGCGCTCGACACCGCCACCACCACGAACGACGCACTCACGGTGACGATCACCGGCGGCGGCGGGGAATGGACCGGCACCATGTACGTGTCGACACTATCCGTGTCGTTCGCTGCTGACGGTCTCGCGTCCTGTTCCGCGTCGTTCACCGGCGAACTGGTGTTCGCAGCAGCCACCCCGTAGTCATGGCTGGTTCCACGTTCGACGTCACCGGTCTCGTGGCGGTCAAGGCCGTCCTGAACACGATCGCCAAAGAGGACCTGAACGAGGCCCGGAAAGAGATCCGTACCGCGTCGAAGGCGATAGCCGAGAAGCACCTCATTCCGGCGCTGAAACGTTCCGCCGGGTCCTCCGGCGTGCCCATCGCCTCACGGATGGCGGACACCTCCCGCGCCCGCTCAGACCGGATCGTGTTCGTCGCCATCGGTGCAGTGAACCCGAAACTGTCCGGGTTCAAGCGCGGCCAGTCGAAGTACCGGACCGGGATGGCGTGGGGGTCCGAACGTGGCCCCGTCCCCGACGCCCGCGTGAACAACTACGCGGTGCCGTTCCGGGGTGACCGGGGCTACTGGGTGCGTTCCGCGACGGAAGCCACCGGCCCGAAAGCGGCAGAAGAGTATACGGCGATGCTGCACCGGGTCATGCGGAAGTACGGGGGCCGGTAGCCATGGCTTCCATGCCCGGCATCGTTATCAAGGTAGGTGTCGACGCCGCTAAGGGCATCAAGAACCTGGACAACGTGGGGAAGGCGCTAGCCCGTGCTTCCACCCGGGCGGATAAAGCCCGCATCGCGTGGAAGCAGATCGGTGTCGGTGTCGCCGCCGCCGGGGCCGCGCTCACTGCCGTCGCCGCCGACTCCGTGCAGGCGTTCATAGACGACCAGAAGGAAGCCGCGACCCTCGGCAAAGTCATGGAGAACATGAACTTCGGGGACCGTACCGCTGAGGTGACCGCGTTCATCGACCAACTCCAGTTCGTGGCGAACGTGTCCGAAAGTGTTTTGCGTCCCGCTTTTTCCACCTTGGTCCGGGCGACCGGCGACGTCACCACCGCGCAAAGCCAACTGCAACTCGCCCTAGATATCAGCGCGACCACCGGCCTAGACGTCGCCTCCGTCGCGGACAGTTTGGGCAAAGCGTGGGCGGGGAACCGGCGCGGCCTACTCACCCTGAAATCGGGACTGGACCGCACCTACCTGTCATCCGCGTCGATGGTCGATATCACCGGCAAACTGCAAACCGTGTTCGGTGGCGCGTCGGACACGGCAGCGGGAACCCTGTCCGGCGGCATCGCCGGGGTGAACCTCGGGCTGGAGGAACTGAAGGAATCGTTCGGCGCGGGACTGGTCGGCAACGTCGACACCGTGAATGGGCGGTTGCAGGAAACTGAGCAACGGCTACGGAACCTGCAACCCGCCGCAGAACAGGCCGGTGGCGTCATCAGCGACGTGCTCGGGGGCGCAGCGGATCAGGGTGCCCGCGTCCTGTCCACGTTCAACCGGGATGACGCCGGGTTCGCCACCATGTTCCAGCGGTTCGCTGAATGGGCGTCCATGGGGGCGATCCCTGACAACCTGTTCGGCAACGTGACCACCGGGCTGGACGGCACCGCGTCCGCTGCTGGGGGAGTCACCCAGGAATTTGACGACATGGCCCGGCGTGCTGCTACCGCCGCCGCCGCCCACCGCGACCTGAACACCGCACTTGGTGAGACACCCGCCGCCGCCGCGACCGCCGTGTCCGCCCTGATGAACGTCGGTGACGCATACACCGCGTTGAACTACTTCGGCGGCACACCGACGTCCGGGTATGACCGGGAAGCCACCACGATGGCGATACTCGGGTTCCAGAAGAACGCCCGGGACCGGGCTGCTGCTGCCCGCGCCCGCGCTCGGGCAAAAAAAAAAGAAGCCAGGCTTGACGCGGTGAGGCAGGCCGCGTCGTTCGCTGACACCATCGCCCGTGCCGCGTCCCGGACGGGTGCCCAGGTCGCCACCGCGAAGGTGGAACTGTCCCGAAGGTCCTGCGCGTGAACAGGTTCGGGATCGGTGTGCGGATCGCCGGATACGATGTGGCCCCGTGGGTGCTCGAGGGCGGCAGCATCGACTACGGGCGGACCACGATCAACGAGCAGCCGGGGGCACCGACGTGCCGCCTGACACTGTTCACGCGGGAGGGATGGCCACAGAACCCGGACGCATGGTTCGACTACGGGGTGGGGACGTGGGGGGACACGTCCGGTTTCGACCCCACCCACGACACCACCGACGACTACATCGGCCCGCGAACCCCGCTGTTCATCGGTGCCCCCGTATGGGTGTCCGCCACCACCACGTCGGGTTTCCTCCCCGACCACGACACGCAGGACACGTACCTCGGTGCGGAGTTCCGCCGGTTCACCGGCAGGGTGCAGGCCATCGAATACTCCAGGTACCGGGTGGACGTCGTGTGCGCGGGAACGCTGGAGGACTGGGCACGGGTCGGGATACTCGCGGAACCCGTCGACGGCATCGGGTCGGAACGGGACAACGTACGCGCCGACACCCTCGCCACCCTCACCCCGTCACCCACCGAACTGCACGTATCCCCCGTTGAGTTGACCGGGATACTCATGCTGCCCGTCCCAGCGGACGCATACCCGCTGTGCCTGCTGGTGGAACTGCAACAGTTGGCGATGGATTCCGACTCCCTCCTGTACCAAAACCGGGAGGGAAACGTCATCTATCAGCACCGTTCCTGGTCGCCCCCGTGGGAGTACACGATCCCTTCCTACGTGGTGAACGCGGACGCACTAGATATGGTCCTGGAACTGGGGGACATGCAGAACACGGTCACCGTCGAATACGGGACCCCCGATGAGGTCACCGGGTACCGCCCCATCAGCACATGGACGGACAGCACAAGCATCGCCCTGTACGGGCAGCGCAACGGGTACTACACCCCGCCCATTGAGAACAGCACATCAGCGGACGCACACGCCGCCACCATCCTCAACCGGCTGAACCCGGCATGGCATCTTCCCGACGTGGAACTCATCATGGAACTGGCCACCGACCGGGACGTCTATGACATCTGCGCCCTGGACCAGAACTTCCCCGTCACCATTGAGGATTTCCCTCTGGGTGCCCCCGCCCCGGAGTTCGTCGGCACCGTCCTGGGATGGACAGAGGACCTGTCCTCCCATGACTGGGTTATCACCATGCACCTAGCCCCGTCCTACACGATCGCCCCCGTCTGGGAGGGAACCTAAATGTCAGGCGTCACCGTCCACAACGACCTTCACGACAGGATCATGGTCCTCGGTGCCCGATACCACGTGACCGTTGACATTGGCGGCCCGTTCACGGAGGGCGACCCCGCCCACGTGGAGGAACACAACCGGGTAAACCGGGCGATGATCGACCTCATGGACGCGGGCAACGCTGCCGGGGTCACCCCCGAAATCGCCATATCGCTGCCAGGTTCCCGCATCGTGGGCGACACCGGCCACATCATCGACCACGGTCTCATGGACGCCGCCCTAGACGTTCTAGAAGCCGTCGAACTGCCCTGGGAGTGACCATGATTACCGCCACCTACCCGATCCGCGCCCGCCGGCACGCAGGCTGGACCGACATCCTCCTCCTGGAACAGGAGGTGCCCCCGGTCCTGCCCGACACCGAACCGACGTGGGAACCCATCGACCTGACCGGGTACACCGCCCGCATGCAGGTTCGTACCGCGCTGGACGACGACGACGACGCCCCCCTCCTGGCCACCCTCGACAGTGAGGCAACGGGGATCACGATCAACGAATCAGAGGGGACGATCACCCTCGCGCTTCCTGACACCCTGACGGGCCTGATCCCTGCGGGCCGGTGGGTGTATGACCTGCGGATCGTGCCCCCCGGGGCGGACGCCGACTATCTGGTGTCGGGGCCGTTCATCATGGAACCCAGCGTCACCACACCATGACCACGATGCGGGTCACATCGACCTTGACCGCTGTGCGGGTGACCGCACACCCCGATGACGCCCCCGTCCAGGTAACCCCGGGCGGTTCCACGGTGGTGCGGATCTCCACGTCGCAGACCGGGACGGTGACCACGGGGCCACCCGGTGCCGCCGGTCCCACCGGCCCGACGGGACCCACGGGTGCCGCCGGGACGATGGGCGTGGACGGGGCGACGGGGCCGACGGGTGCCACCGGCACCGCGTCCACCGTCACGGGGCCTGCGGGTGCCCTGGGTCCGACCGGTCCCACGGGGCCGACAGGATCAGCAGGGGCCGCGTCCACCGTTACGGGTCCCACGGGGCCTGCGGGGTCGCTGGGTCCGACCGGCCCGACGGGTGCCCCCGGCGACCCGTCCACGGTCACGGGTCCCACGGGGCCTGCGGGGGCAGCGTCCACGGTCACAGGTCCCACGGGGCCTGCGGGTGCCGCGTCCACCGTCACAGGTCCCACGGGTGCCCTGGGTCCGACAGGCCCCACGGGGCCTACAGGTTCAGCCGGGGCCGCGTCCACCGTGACAGGCCCGACCGGGCCTGCTGGTGCCGCGTCCACCGTGAGCGGTCCCACCGGGCCGACTGGTGCTGCTGGTGCCGCGTCCACCGTCACCGGTCCCACGGGGCCGACGGGTGCCGCATCCACCGTGACGGGTCCGACGGGGCCTGCGGGTGCCGCATCCACCGTGACGGGTCCGACGGGGCCGACTGGTGCTGCTGGTGCCGCGTCCACCGTGACAGGTCCCACCGGGCCTGCTGGTGCCGCGTCCACCGTGACAGGCCCGACCGGGCCGACGGGGGCCGCTGGTGCCGCGTCCACCGTGACAGGTCCCACCGGACCTGCGGGTGCCGCGTCCACCGTGACAGGCCCGACCGGGCCGACGGGGGCCGCTGGTGCCGCGTCCACCGTGACCGGTCCCACGGGGCCGACGGGTGTCGCGCAATGGCTAGCCACCGGACCGACACCTCCCGCCGGTTCCACGTCCTACGGCTGGTACAACGTAGAGAACGGGAAAACGTACGTCTATTGGGACTCCGCGTGGGCGCAGATCGGCGCGAACGTCGCCGGCAGCACCGGACCGACCGGGCCGACCGGAGTCACCGGACCCACAGGTCCCACGGGTGCCGCGTCAACCGTCACCGGACCCACCGGTGCCACGGGTGCCACGGGTCCAGCGGCGGCAGCGGACATCGGCTACTTCCTGTCCAGCAACCGCAACCTGTCGAACGCGACCGGCGCACAGTCCATCTTCGGCGTCGGGGCCACCCTCGCCTCGGACACCACCTATGAATTGGAGATGGACACCGCCATCACCTGCACCGGGACAACAACAGCGATCAAGTCTCTGGGGTTCGCGTTCACCGGGACACTCGCCTCCATCGGCTACCAATGCCACTGGTTGCACTCGGCTACCTCCCAGGTGACGGCAGGAAACGCGCAAGCCATCTGGGTCGCCAGCGGCACCGCGCAGGCTCTCGGGGCCACGGGCACCACGAACTATTCCCGCATCCGGGTCCGGGGGACCGTCAGGGTGACAACGACGGGAACGTTCACCCCGCAGATCACGTACTCCTCTGCCCCGGGTGTCGCCCCCGTAGTACAGGCGAACTCCGGTATCGAACTGTCGCCCGTCGGGGCGGCAGCAGTCACCAGTGTGGGGACGTGGGCCTGATGGCAAACATAGACTTCCCGGCGTCACCCTCCGTGAACGACGTCTACACGATCAACGGGACGAGTTGGACGTGGACCGGGACAGTGTGGAACCTGGTATCTGCCAGTAGTGGCGAGTCGATGGGCCGGAACCTGGTGCATAACGGGGCGATGCAGGTCGCGCAGCGGGGTGCGTCGGTGGCGGGGATCACGGCAGGCGGGTACTTCACCGCTGATAGGTGGGCCGTGAATCTAGCGACTCTCGGCACTTGGACACAGAGCGTGGAGAACGACGCACCGACAGGTAGTGGGTTCCGCAAGTCGTTCAAGATGCTGGTTACCACCGCCGATGCTGCCCCGGCTGCTGGGGACTTCGCGTTCTTCCAGCACAGGTTAGAGGGTCAGGACTTGCAGCGCATCTGCAAGGGAACGGCTAACGCGAAACCGCTCACCCTGTCGTTCTGGACGAAGGCGAACGTGACCGGGACTCATACGGTCTGGCTGTACGACGCTGACAATGGGCGTTCCGTTTCTGCCGCCTACACGGTTAGTGCGTCTGCGACGTGGGAGCAGAAGACGATCACTTTCCCCGCCGACACGACGGGCGTGTTCGACAACGACAACGTGGATTCGCTCTGGGTGATGTTCATGCTCGCGGCTGGCTCCAACCACACTTCGGGAACCCTCGGGACAACGTGGGCCGCTGACGTTGTGGCGAACCGCGCTGTTGGTCAGGTGAACGTCGCTGCCGCCACCAACAATTTTTGGTCCGTCACCGGCATCCAGTTGGAGACGGGGAGCGTGGCGACCCCGTTTGAGTTCAGGTCGTATGGGGATGAGTTACGCACCTGCCAGCGGTACTACGAAACCTCGTACGCCGTGGGAGTCGCGGCGGGAACGAACACGGGTATCGGGTGCTTAGTGCATGGCGGTGGAACGGACAGTGGCGGAAACCTGATGACGACCATCCGGTTCGTCACACCTAAGCGTTCGACGACGTACACCCCGGTGGCCTATGCGCTGGCGGGCACTGCGAACGTATGGAATTACGAGCGCACCGGATCAGTGTCAACCGTCACCGCGTCGATGGACCGGCAGACGGAAACCTCTTTCCGGATCTTCATCGGAATCACCACTACCTATACCGCCGCGTTGATGTACGGCCATTGGGTCGTTAGCGCGGACCTGTAGCCATGAAGGTAGCCGTGTACGCGATCGCCAAGAATGAGGAAAAGTTCGTGGCCCGCTGGTGTGAGTCAGCGAGGGAAGCCGATTACCTGTCCATCCTGGACACCGGCAGCACCGACGGGACCGTGGACGTGGCAGCGAACCATGGTGTCCACGTATGGCAACGCACCTACAACCCGTGGAGGTTCGACACCGCTAGGAACGACTCCCTCAAAGCGTTGCCCGCCGATATCGACCTGTGCATCGCGCTGGACCTTGACGAGGAACTGCAACCCGGGTGGCGGGAACGTCTTGCGCAGGCGCACGCCGACGGGGTGACCCGTCCCCGCTATCAGTACACGTGGTCGTGGAACGGGAACCGTCCCGGGCTGGTGTATGGGGGGGACAAGATTCACGCCCGCCACGGCTACCAGTGGCGGCACCCCGTACACGAGATCATCACCCCGCTGGGGGTGGAGGTTCAGGGCTGGTGCGGGGTGGAGATCCACCACCACCCCGACCCGGGCAAGTCCCGGTCCACGTACTTGCCGCTGCTGGAACTGTCCGTGCGGGAGGACCCGGACGACGACAGAAACGCCCACTATTACGCGAGGGAACTCCTGTTCGCGGGCCGGCGCGACGACGCAGCGGCAGAGTTCCACCGGCACCTATCCCTGCCGTCCGCCGTATGGGCACCTGAGCGTGCCCGGTCGATGCGCTACCTGTTCGACTGCACCGGTGACGTGGAATGGCTGCACAAGGCGGCACGGGAGGCCCCAGGCCGCCGGGAAGCGGGGGTGGAACTCGCGTACTGGCATCACAACGCCGGCCAGTGGGAAGCCTGCCTGTCCGCCGCCGTCACCGCCCTCGCCATCACTGAACGCCCCCTGGACTACCTGTGTGAGGAGTTCGCGTGGGGGCCGCTGCCCCACGATCTGGCAGCCGTGGCAGCGCACCGGCTGGGGCTGCGTTTTGAGGCCCACGCCCACGGTCTGGCCGCGCTACGGCTGGACCCGTATGACCCGCGCCTCGCCGGGAACCTCTCCCACTATGAAAGGGCAGCCGCATGACTCTGGACATTGTAGAAGTGATCCTGCTGGCCACCATTCTCGCAATCCTCATCTTCCGCCGATGACCGCCGACGACGTGCCCGGGTGGTCCATCCTCGGGAGGCCCGTGAAATCGACCGCGCTCGGTTTGGCCATCATCATGGCCACGTTCAGCGTCTACAACCTCGCCAACATCGGCGTCTTCCATGCTTCCTGGCTAGGTGACGTGGTAGCGGTCCTGAGCGGGGCCGTGTTCCTCATGCTCATGGCCGGATGGTGGGGGAACTCACCGCGTATGGTCCAGTACGGGCTACTCGGTGCAGCGGGGGTTTACATCACCCGCACAGTGTTCCTGCTGTTCACCGACCCCGCCATAGAGGGCGTGTGGATCGGTCTAGGGGTGTCGATCATTGCGGCAGGCGCGTACCTGAAAGAGAAATTCGTCCCCCCGGTGACACCATGACGCCTGAAATCTCGTCCGCCATCGCTGTCCTCATCGGCACCCTGTCCACCGTCGCGCTGATGGCAGGTGCCTACTACTTCGGACCCACGAAACGGGCCGAACGATCCGACCACAAGGTAGACAGTTTCGAGAGTGAGGACTGACATGGCCACCAGCCTGAACGGGTGGCCGGTCCTGCAACCAGGATCGGACCAATTGGTCACCCTGATCGTCCCGGGGACGAAACGACGGCTGACGTTGGAGAGGACGTGTTCGCCGCTGTTCCTCGCCCTCGCCCATGACTGGGATGCGTGGATCAACCCGATAGACAGCGGCCCGGCCGATGACTGGGGTTACGCGTATCGGAAGGCCCGCCTCTCAGATCATTGGTCTAATCATGCGTCGGGGACGTGTATCGACGTGAACTCTAACTGGCAGACGGGTGAGGGTGCGCAGCGACCCAAAAACCGGGTGTTCTGGTACACGGACCACATGGTCCACACCATGGACGTGATGCGGAACCTCTACGGCCCCGTCGCCGACTGGGGTGGCGACTGGCACGGATCGAATTGGGACCCGATGCATTGGGAGATCAGGCCCCGCGTCACCCCCCTACAGGTACGCACCCGGATCAAGCAACTGGGGATAACGCATGGTGGGGTGCGGACGCGGAACGGGGCGGGCGAGAAGATTGAACCCCGCGACTAGAGGTAGGGCCGCATGGATAGCAGGATCATGGCGGGGATGACTGTCAGTAGCCCGATGCCCGCAATGAGGATGACGACGCGCTGCCAGACAAGGCGACGGTGGGAAATGGTGGTCATGGTGTGCCCCCTTCATTCTGAGAGTACGCGGCGTGTCGGGTTGACTCCACCCAGAGGACAGGTCCACTATTCACCCAACGATAGGGGGGCACCATGACTAACCCGGGCCGGCCGTTGCAGCCGTCCACCATCCGGCAGATGGCCCAATTCATGTGCATACTGGACCCGCGCTGCGACTTTGAGGAACACAACACCGTTGCCCAGGGCCACCAGTGCCGTCACTGCAAGATGGATCTGTTCACGTACGTGGAGTGGATCTCGCAGGGTTTGAGGGCGTGGCCGCTGTGAGCGACGTCCTGTGGTTCGGGGTCGTGTTCGCTGCCGTGTGCATCGTCGGATATGTGGGCTTCCTCGCAGGGCGTGACGCTGCCGCCCGTGAAGCGGACTCCACCATTGCCAACCTACGCAGGTCGAACCGTGTCCTCCGTTCAGAGATTGAGCAACAGCGGTTCAACACGGGGCGGGGGAAGGCGCTGTGATGCCCGCCGATGACGTGGCGTGGATCGCCCACGCGCCCGCCCCTGTGCGTGCCGCGTATTGCATGGCATGGCACACCGATAGGGCGCTGTGGCTGTCCGCGTGGCAGCCGGGTGAGCGTGCCCATGTGCGGCTGACCATGCGGCGGGTGTGCCGTGGCTAGGCAGCCATGGCGCTGCGTTCACTGCGGGCAATGGCGCTGGTACCTGAACCGCCCGTGCCATACGTGTGAGCGACTGGCCGTGCGCTGGTGGATTGCTGAACAGGTGGGCAAATGAGACTGTGCATTGCAGACCCGCCATACCTTGGCACGGCGGAAATGCTCTTGTGAGGGGGACGTGAGTAGCCATGACTGGCAGTAAGCCCACGCCTAATCAGCGGGGTAACCGGGCGTTAGAGGCCGTCGGGTTCTGCATGGGTCGATCACCCCAGGCAACCCCGACAAGGGCACTGAGCAACCACGGTAAAGGCGTATCCGGGCGTGGCGCACGACAACCCTCCCCCTTGATTCCCGATCACGTAGAGCATCGCTCTGGCAACTCAACCGCATACGGACTCACCAGACCGCGTGTGCAAAGGGTGGTCCCGACTAGGGGCCATTCCCGCCCGGATCTACCTCCCGCGTATGAGAAAGGAACCAAAAGCCCATGTCCCGTGTGACTAAGTGCCAGCGCCCTAGCCGTTGCCAGACATGCCTAGCGCCTATGCGCCGTGGACAACCGATACGTAAGACGGACGGGCGTTGGCATCACGACGGGTGCAAGCCATGACTGAGCGTCAGGGGGTTGACCATTCCCTGGCTAGTGATGTGCCATGGTGTACGTGCGGGTGGAGGGATGTGCGTGTGGGTAGGCAGGCAGCATGGGCAGCCGCATATCAGCATGCCCACACAGCGCACCCGGGTGACTATGAACCCAGTGTGGATCGCGCCTATCAGAGGAGTAAGGAATGAGACCTTGGCAGAACACAGTGCATAAGGCGCGTGCCCTGCTGCAACCTCAGATAGATCAGGGCACAGCGACATGCGGCAAGTGCGGGCATCCTGTAGTGCAGGGCATGGCCTGGGATGTAGGGCACATCATCGCCCAGGACATTGCACCCCACATGGCACACGACCCTGCCAACTGGCGCATTGAACACAGGCGCTGCAACAGGAGCGCGGGCGCAACGTATGGCAACAGGAAACGTCGACGCCGCATGCTGCCTACCCCCTCACGCACATGGTGATGCATGCAAGCCACAGTTTTTCAGCCACGACCGAGACAAC